GTGGCGTAGTCTCGACGCCCAACCCCCCCATGTTGCTTCTGGAGGTTTCCATCATGTCGCCCCGACCCTTTGACCCTCGCTGCACCGAGGCGGCCGCTCGCGAGTGGCTGCTCGCTCACCCCGCCGATCCGGCAGGCGCGTGCATCGCTGGACTGGCCCCGGACCTCCAAGGCGGCGAGCGGCGGCGGGCGCACGATGCGATCGCGCGCTGGCGGCGGATGATGGTGGCTGAGGGCCTCGTCAAGCCGCTACCGTCGGGCCGCCAGCGGAGCGTGATGCCGCCCTCGCAGCCGCCGCCGCCCGATGCAATCGAGCGGGACCTGTTGGCCCTGTCGCCGGCCGAGTCGATCGCGTGGACGATCAGGCGGCTGCGCCGGACGCTCGACGAGGCCGACCCTGGTTCGGCCGCCTACGTCACGGCCGCGGGCCAGATGCAGAAGTGTCTCGACCGGTACCACGAGCTGCGCCGCGCCGAGGAGAAGCCCGCGCCCGGGCCGGCGGACCTGTCCCCGGCCGAGTGGCGCGAGCAGCTCGGAGCGTCGGCCCGCGAGCTGGTCGACGTCGACCTTGAGGTCTACGTCGCCGAGTGGCTCGGGCGGAAGCGGCTGCGGCTGGTGGCCCGGTCGGATGGGACGCTGGTGCTGGAGCGTTCGTGATCGACGCCTCAGCCATTGCCGCCCGGGCCGCGGTCCACGGCCGCGCGCCCGCGCACTGGACGAGGCCGCAGCTCGACCTGTTCGACAGCCCCTATCGGCTCACGGTCTGGTGGGGGGCGAACGGCATCGGCAAGTCGGTGGCCTTGGCCGAGGTCACGCGCCGGGCGTTGGGCGGGCTCCTGCCGTGGCAGACCAGCCGGAAGCGGACGGTCATGCTGGTGGGGAACACTTACAAACAGCTCGGCGTGACGCTGGAGTACCTGTTCTCGATGGTCCCGCCGAGCTGGTTCGGGCCGCGCATCCGCTTCAACTCGGGCATGGTGAGGGGCCAGCGGATGCCGGTCTACGACGTGGTCGGCGGGCCGGGCGCTGGCTCGACGCTGGTCCTCGGTGTGTTCGACGCCGAGAACTTGGCCGGGCCGCGCGCCGAGGTCGTCGTCAGTGACGAGCCCCTGCCCGAGCCCGTCCACAACGAGCTGTGGCCCCGTCTGCTCGGGCGCGGGGGCCGGATGTACGTCGGCTTCACCCCGACCCTCGGCACCGCGGCGGACGTGCAGTACCTCTGGAAGCTCGTCGACGACCCGGCCCTGCCGCATGTCGGCGAGCTGCACACCCCTCTCACCTTGGACGCGGTCACCCCGCGTGGGGGCCTCGTCGACCTCCCCTGGCTGACCGCGCGCGACATCGCCGAGCACGAGGCCGGGCTGTCGGCGCTGGAGGCGGACATGCGGATGGGCCGCAGCCGGACCCCTCGGCGCGAGACGGCCTACTTCTCGTCGTGGGGCCCGCACTTGGTCCGCGACGAGGCCCCGCCTGTGGGCGCGGTCGTCGGCGTCGGCATCGACCACGGCCCGAAGCCCGGGACCCAGCGGGCGATCCTCGTCGCGTCTGCGCGCCGCGGGCTGCACGCGCACCTCTGGGTCTTGGACGAGTACGCGTCCACGGACCGGACGACCCCGCGGGGCGCGGCCCGGGGCGTGTTGGACATGTTGGCCCGGTCTGGCCTGGAGCCCGGCGACGTCGACCGGTGGATCGGCGACCGGGCGCACCACGGCGACCATCGAGGCGGCGCGATGAGCAACCGGGCCTTCTTGGAGGCGATGGCCTCCGAGCTGGGCATCCCGACCGAGCGCCGGGGCTGGACCGAGCAGCTACCCGAGGGACTGCGCCGCATCGCGACCCCGCGCAAGTACGAAGGCTCGGTCTGGGAGGGCTCTCTGATGCTGCACCGGCTGATGGTGGACGACCCGCCGCGGCTGACGGTGTCGCCGCGCTGCTCGCTCCTGCACGCGGACCTCGCCGGGTGGCAGGGCTCGACGTCGCCCTCGGACCCGCACAAGCACGGGCTGGATGGGCTGAGGTACATCGCGGTCCCGTTGCTTGAGGGCCGCGCTCGGTGATACCTTGCATGTGGGGGCGTCCATGATCTCGGTTCTCGGCTACGGCTACCAGCCCGCGGTGAAGCGCACCCCCCGCGAGGAGGCCGCGCTCCGCATCCGCATCCTCAAGGGGATGCACGTCGAGGATGTCCGAGTGCGGACGCGGCAGGAGATGGGCGACCGGGCGCGCGAGCTGGGGCCGGTCGACCTGAGCATGAACCCCCTGCGGAGTTACGTCGAGCGGCGGGGCACGGCGTACCGGACACCCCCGGCCGTCTTCGGGCTGCCCGAGGAGCTGGCCCTCGCGCTCGGCGACGCGTCGGCCCGGACGACGGTCGCGCGGTACGCTCGGATCGGGGCGCGGCCGATGCCGACGCGGATGTCGGCGGTCTCGGCCGAGGCGCTGCGCTACCGGCTGGCGGCGAACTGGGCCGGCACCCTGATCGGCTGGTCGGCCGCGAGCGAGCGCCCGTTCCTGGAGGCCCTGTCCCCGGAGCACCTCTCGGTGGAGTACCTGAGCGACGACCCGACGGCCCCGACGGTCATCCGGCATCGGCGGCTGCGGCGGCTCGGCCGCGATCTCGTCGAGGTCGAGGACCTCTACGACCTGTCGGACCTCGATGCGCCGGTCTTCGCGGTGCTGCGCGGCGAGCAGGACGTCACCGACGAGGCCCTCGGTGACCTTGCCGCGGACGCTCGCGCCTACCCGTGGCGGTACGCCGACGGCCGGCCCTTCCATCGGATCGTGATCTCGGGCGACCCTCGCGCGCCCTACGAGGGGATCGAGATCGTCGAGGGCACCCTGCGGACCTGCGCGCTCTACACCCACTGGGGAGCGGCCGTCAGAGATGCGGGCTGGCCTCAGCGGAACGCGATCGGCCTGGAGCTTGACGGCCTCGACACGCGCAGCGAGACGATGCAGGCTGGGATCTCGGTCGGCCCGGAGTCGGTGCTGCGCTGGCGGCACATCGACCCGGAGCGACCCGGGATGCTTCACCAGTTCGGCCCGGGCTTCGACCCCTTGCCCCTGCACACCGCGATCCGGCAGTACGCCGAGCAGCTCGTCTCGGCGATGGGGCTGCCCGTCTCGATGGCCGCGACGGGCGGCGAGCCCTCGGAGACCGAGCGGCGGGCGCTGGCCGAGGCCGTCGCGGCGACCTACCCGGACTGCCGCGCGCACGATGGCCTCGTCCTGCGGCGGGTCTCGGCGCTGATCAATCGCGAGACCGGCTCGACACTGCCTGAGCAGGCCTACCCGGTCCTCTACGGCTTGGAGGTCGAGCAGGAGTTCGAGGCCGTGGCGGCCGGCGACGGCGCAGCCGAGGACGCGCGGGCCGAGCTGGAGGGGGCCCGGTCTGCGCTGGAGGATGCGCTGGCCGGCGACGCGAGCCCGGACGTGCTGCGGGCCGCGCTGGAGGCCGTCGTCGAGGCGATGGGAATGCTCGACTAATGCCGATCCGTCCGCCGCTTGGTGTCGCCCGGGCCGCGCAGCGGGGGCTCGACGTGCGCGCGGGCAAGCCCCCGTCGCAGCGGGGCGGGACCGCGGTCGGTCTGGCCCGGGCGCGCGACCTGGCCAACCGGCGCACCCTGAGCCTCGACACGATCTTGCGGATGCTCAGGTACTTCGCGCGCCACTACGTCGATCGCGAGGGCGCGACGTGGGATGAGCAGGGCCCCGGCTGGCAAGCGTGGCAGCTCTGGGGCGGCGACCCGGGTGTGCGGTGGGCCCTGTCCGTGGCCCGGCGCGAGGCCCCAGAGTGGTACGCGCGGTTCGTCCGGTCTCCGACCGGTGGCCGGCTGCTGAGAGAGTTCACTGAGAGAGGAGGGTAGGTGATGAGTGACGATCTGATCGAGAAGATCAAGGCGGCGCTGGGCGGTCGGCAGACGACCGAGGACGACGACGACGAGCCCAGCGGCAACAAGGTGCCGGTCGACCGGTTCCGCGCGGTCGTGCGCGAGAAGAACGAGATCAAGCGCCAGCTCGCGGACCTTGCGAGCGCGGTGGAGGCCGAGCGCAAGAGCGCGGCAAAGTCGATCGAGGAGGTCAAGGCGGCGGCGGCGCGCGAGGTTGCCAGCCTTGCGGCGCAGCATCAGGAGCACCTCGCGGCGCGTGACCTCGGCTTCGACGAGGATGGCCTCGTCGCGCTTCGCACGGCCTACCAGCGACTGCCCGAGCAGGGACGTCCGAAGTCGGCGGTCGAGTGGTGGCGCTCGGTCTCGGCGGACGACAAGGCGCGCGAGACGCTCCCGAAGACGCTCCAGGCCTACATCCCGGCAGCGAAAGACGAGGCCCCGGCACCGAAGACCCGCTCGGCAGGTCTCGACACGGGGGCCCGGCCGGCGGGTGTGAAGACCAAGATCGAGGACGTCAACGGGGCTAAGAGCATGGCAGACCTTGCCAAGCTCCTCGGCGCACGGTAGCATCGGGGTACATTCCAGGCCGCGGGTCGCTCCGGTATCAGCGTAGGCCACCATCCGAGCTTTCTGGAGGTCTACCGTGGGCGATCCGATCCGTACTGGCACTACCCCGATGTCCGACATCCTCGTCGCGGCGATCACCCGGTCCATCGGGCTGACGCTGGGCGATCGCAGCGGGGGCGGCCTGCTGGCCAACCCCGTCCTCGCCTCGCAGTTCTTGGGTGCGACCCGTCTCGGCGCCGCCCTCGGGACCAAGATGGTCGACGTCGGCTGGGGCCTCAACAAGTTCACGGCGACGAGCCAGGGTAGCGACTTCACTGTCGAGACCCTCAGCTCGGCGGCCGCGACCGTCACCCCGGCGCGCCGCGGCATGGCGCGTCAGGTCTCCGACATGGCCCGCGCGCTGCAATCGATGGACGAGCTGGCCTTCGTCCAGTTCGTCACCGATCAGACCATCGCTTGGCAGCAGAGCGTGGTCTCCCTGATCGCCTCCCTGTTCCCGAGCTTCTCGGCGTCGGGCGGCGTGTCCGGCGGCACCGCGACCTGGGCCTCGATCCTGAGCGCCTACCAGACCCTCGGCATCGCCAACAGCGCCGGCCCCTACGTCCTCGTCCTGCGCCCGAAGGACTGGGCGAACGTCGCCTCGGACGCCTTCGCGCTCGGTGGTCGGGTGCAGATGCAGGCCGAGACCGACGGGTACCTCAACACGGTGAACCCGGGCTTCAAGGGGCAATACCTCAACGGCAACCTCTGGGTCTACACCTCCAGCGAACTGCCGACCAGCGCAGGCGACACGGTCTGCGGCATGTTCGGGCCCGAAGCCCTCGCTTGGGATGCCTTCATGCCCGAGCCCAGCCCGGCGACGCAGGTGCTGCTCTGGACCCCGCTCTACGGCGTCGAGATCAACCGCGACAGCCTCAAGAGCGAGGATCAGGTCGTCGGCTCGACGCACCTCGGCGCGAGCATCCGGCAGAACGCTGGCGGCATCAAGCTTTTGTTCGCGACCTGATCTGATCTGATCCCACCCGGTACACGTCGAGGAGGACGTCATGCCGATCCCTGGAAAGTCCGCTGCTGCCTCTGGCCCTGTCGCCGCCCCTCTGGGTACCCGTCCTGCATCGTCGCCCGTGACGGTGCTCGGCGGTCTGCCCGAGGTCGCGCGCGGGGCCGAGTATCCCCCGCTCCCTGAGACCGCGATCTTCGCCTACTTCGCCGACCCCACTTCGGTGACGTTCGTCGACGGTGAAGCCCTGTATCTGCCGATCAAGGTCGGCTTTGAGGCGGGCATTCAGGGCGTGCGGGATGGGTCGATGCTCGCGGCATCGATCGAGTACGAGCAGCGGACTAACCGGCGCATGATGATCCCTCTCGACGTCAAGGTGATGGCCTTTGGTGTCGAGCACGGCGGGTATGTCCAGCGGATCGAGCTGGCCCCCGATCGGCGCGGCAAGCCGCGGCACCATCACGCCGACGTCTGGACCCGCTACGACGTCGTCGGCGCCGAGGCGATCGCCACCTTCGATCACGACGGGTTCCTCGCCTTCCGCCGCAGCCTCGTCGATATTTTGGGCCCCGTCCATCCGGGCGTGATCCAGGCCACGCGGTCGAAGACTCTCCAGCTCGCCGAGGCGCATCGCCGCATCGGCCACGCGTCCCCGGGGATGGCCCGGATCGCAGACTCCATCGAGGCGCAGCTCGCGCCCCGCACCTGATCTCGTCCCTCTCTCGGAGAGTGTCCGATGCCCGTCGCCTCTGCTGCCGTCTATGAAGTCCTGCGCCGCGCTCTCGTCGGCGTCGGCGTCATCATCCGCCCGAGCGGGACCACTGCGCTCACTTCGTCCCCGTCGATCACGGCCGGGTCTGGCGCGGCCTCCGAGGCCGAGCCGAACGGCTCGGTCTACCTCCGCACGAACGGCGACCTCGTCCAGCGCATCTCGGGCGCTTGGTCGGTCGTCCTCTCTGGCGGCCGCGCCGCCCGCGTGACGGCCCCGTTCAAGTCGACGTTGCAGACCGGCACCGGCTCGGCGCAGAACGTGGCGCACGGACTGGGCGTTACCCCGTCGCTCGTCGTGGTCGTCCCCTACGACCTGACCGGCGGCGCCTACGTCGTCAGCGAGGGCACTCACACCTCGACCAACGTCGTCCTCACCGTGACCAACGGCGAGAAGTTCATCGTCCTGGCTTACGCGTGACCATTCGCGCCGCCACCTACGCCTTCGGGCGGCCGATCCCGTACCTCCTCCAGCGAGGGGCTACGCAGACGATCGACTGCCCGGTGCGCTACGGGGCCGGCGGCGCGCTCGTCGCCCCGACAGGCGGGACGTACTCCGTCCTGCGCCCCGGGGGCTCCGCTCTGGTCTCGGCGGCACCGGTTACGCTTTCCTCCTCGATCGCGACCGGGACGGTCACCCCGTCTGCCGCCGAGACTCTCGGCTCGGGCTGGACCGTCGAGTGGGCCCTGTCGATCGGGGGCCTGAGCTACCCGGTCCGCATCGAGGCCTATCTCTGCGACTGGGTCCCGCTGAACCCGGTCTCGGAGGCCGACCTGTACCTGCGTCTGCCCGAGCTGCGGCATCGCGTGCCGCAGAGCCAAGGCGAGCGCGGGACCGGCGAGGGCTGGCAGCCGCAGATCGATGCGGCGTGGTACGAGCTGGTCAGGAAACTCCTGAGCGACGGCAAGCGCCCGTGGACGATCCGGGGCATCCACGGGTCCTATGACTGGGTCCTGACGCGGTCGCTTCAGCTCTGCGTCGATGCGATCTCGGTGGGCCTCGACGAGTCGCTCGCCGAGCGCAAGCGGCAACTGCACTTCGACATGAACCGGGTCGCGTCTGACCTGCGGTTCCAGTTCGACGAGGACGCGGCCGAGCTTCGACGGGGCCACGGCCCGGTCATGCGGCTGGCGCCGGTCGGGCGGCCGACGTGGTAGCCCGCGGCGACGGCGCGTCGCTCGGCGAGTCGACGTGGCTCGCCGCGATCGAGGGCGTGTACCAGCGCATCGAGGGCCTCGACGCGGCCGGCTACCGGTCCTCGGAGTCGGACGGCTGGACCCGGGCGCGGGGCCCGGTCCCGACGACGCATCTCAGCTTCTGGGTCTTCGCTGGCGACGAGGTCGTCACGGCGGCTGGCGGAACGCTGGTCATGCGCTCCCGGGTGCTTTTCGCCTGCCGCTACGTCGCCGAGGAGCACCCCGCGCACCTGGCCCGAGCGCACGCGGCGGCCTACGCGGTGCGCTGCGCGCTCCAGTCGAGACAGGACCCCCGCTGTCTGGTCGGGGGCTGGACCCCGGATTACTCTCTCGTCGAGGCCGGCTGGGTCCTCGTCGATCTCGCCTTCGACCTGCACCTCCCCTGGTAGGAGTCCCCCGTGGCCACGTCCCTCGCGTCCCTCGTCTCCATCCGCTCGCTTGCCGAGCTGACCCCCGACTCCCCTCAGACCGGCGCTGTGAAGGGCGAGATCTCGGTCGACACTCGGACGGCCAACGGCATCGGCTCCGGGCAGGCCGATCGGGCCTACTTTGCTGAGCGTTCGCTGTCCTCGGGCGCGACTCACACCTACAACGTGCTGGCAGCCGGCTCGCTGACCGACATGCTCGGGCAGGCGATCGATCTTGACGAGGTCAAGGCCATCACGGTGCAGTGCCTCACGGGCGCGATCAAGGTCGAGGGTGGCGCGGCGAACGTGCTGGCGGCCTTCACCGGGGCTAACGAGGGCCTGAACCTCGGCGCCGGGCAGAGCTTCGCGCTGGACCTTGGCCCGGCCGGTGTGTCGGTCGGCAGCAACGGCACCTTCGTCGTGACCGAGACGGCCGCGAGCACCGCGTCCTACCGCATCCTCATCGTCGGCGCGCAGTGAGGTCCGCATGTCCCTGATCCCCTCCTCATTCAGCGACGGGCAGCTCGTCATCACCGACGACGCGGGTCACTCCGCGACCCTCCAGCTCTCGCAGGGCGATACCTCGGTGTCGGGCCTGATCCCTGGCGGCCGCACGGTCACCGAGGTGCAGTCCCGCGGCGCGTTCGTCGGGCTGCGGCTCGGGCAGCGCGTGGCCCCGACGATCACGATCAACGCCGTGCTGTCGTCGCCGACCGATGCCTTCTATCGGCTCGCGATGGGTACCACGAGCGGCTTCGTCTCGACGTCTGCCGACATCGGGGACGCCCGCACGGTCGATGGCACCTTCAGCTTCAACTACGGCGCCGAGAGCCGCAGCATCACCTTCGACGACGCCTACCTCCAGGCCTTCGACGTGAGCGAGGGCGACCCGTCCACGGTTAGCCTCACGCTCGCGATCGTGGGCCCGGTGGAGCTTGACGGCGTGACGCTGATCGCTCAACGCTGAGTCTGCCTACACGTCGAGGAGGACGTCATGGCCCTGTCTCCTGTCTCTGAGGTGACCGTCGAGGTGAACGGTCACCGAGTCACCCTCCGCAAGCTGGGGGCTACGGCGCAGGTCGCAGTCGCCTCGGCGCAGCAGCGGGTCGGCGGCGAGCCCGTCGCCGTCCTTGCGCTGGGCGCGGCCGTGCTGGCCCTGTCGTGGCCCGAGGGCGCGGCCTGGCCGACTCGGTCGCGCCCGCGGCCCTGGCGGCTGACCGATCCGCTCCTTGACTACGGGTCGCGCGTCTTCGACGACCTCGGCGACGCGCTCGGGCTCGACGAGGCCGCGCGCATCTCGCAAGAGGGGTTCTGGTGGGGGCTGGGCGCGCGGGTCACCGAGGACGAGGTCGTGGCCGCCGAGGGTTTCTCCGAGGCCCCGGTGGCGGGTACGGACGGCTAATGCTGGCCGTCTGCCGCGACTGGGGCCAGCCCTTGAGCTGGTGGGCGGCGCTCGATCCGGCGGACCGGGCCCTCGTCGTGGCTGACTACCGGATGCGCCAGCGCGAGGCCGCCCGTGCCCAGAGGTAAGACGACCGAGAAGTCGGGCGCAGCCGCGATCGTGGTCGACCAGACGGCGCTGCTGAAGCTGCTGGATCGGACGGCCGACGGCGCGGCGTCCAACTTCGTGCGCGTCGTGACGGCCGAGCTGGAGGAGCGGCAGGTCGAGGCGATCCGCGTCTGGCCCGTGCGCTCGGGCCGGTCGCGTCGTTCTTTCGCGGTTCAGACGCGGATCAAGGAAGACGTGATCGAGGTCGCGATCACGAACGCCGCCAAGTCCAACTGGGGCTTCTACGCGTACAAGATCCGCAACTCTGTGCGGACGCGCGAGAGTCTGGAGCGCGAGGCTCTCCAGTGGTCGCAGCGCGGGGACACTCCCGAGGCCCGGGCCCGGATCTTTGACTTCCGCTGGCGCCAGCTCCGGCGCATCCACGGTGAGGGGGCCCGGTCCGCGGCCGAGGCGGGCAAGAACGTCTGGAGCGTCTACGTCCGCAAGCCGGCAGAGCAGCGGCGGGCCGAGATAGTGGCTACCTTGCAGGCGGACCTCGCGAAACTGGCCCAGCCGGTAGGAGTGTGACATGGCCGGCGCTGTCGTCTCGCTGACGTACCAAGCCCAGGTCGACGACCTGCGCAAGAAGCTCTCCTCGATCCCGGACATCACGGCGGCCGAGGCTCGGAAGGCGGTTCGCGAGCTAGACAAGGCCATCAAGGCGAGCAGCCGGGCGGCCTCGTCGGCGGGCGACGCTGGGGCCAAGGCCGCGAAGTCGGCCGCGGCGGCGTCCGAGCAGGTGCGGCGCGGGCTGCTCGATCTCGGCGCTGTGGCGGGTCTGCCTGCTGAGCAGATCGGAAAGCTGGGTAACGGCTTCGCGGCCCTGTCCTCGCCGATCGGCCTCGCGGTCGCGGGCGTGGGCGCGCTGGCCGTCGGGCTGGGGGCGGCGGCTGTCGGCGCCGTCAAGCTCGTGCGCGAGGCCGCGGCCGTCGGTCCGGCGCTGGAGCCCTTCCGCGAGCTGGCGGGGTTCGGCGGGCTGTCGCCGTCGGCTGTCTCCTCGCTGTCGGCCGCGGGCGCGGCGCTCGACGCTGTCGCGACGGTCGGTCGGCGGGTCGTCGAGGTCCTCGGCGCCGATCTCGCGCCGACCGTCGAGCGCGCGGCGCTGGTGGTGGTGCAGCTCGGGCTCGCGCTGGTGGACTCGGCCAACGCGGCAGCAGACGGGCAAGGCATCTTCCGCGCGCTGGCCGATCAGCTCGGCATCGCCTTTGTCCGCTCGGCCTTCCGGGTGGCCGACGTCCTGACCCGGCTCGTCGGCGGGCTCGGCGACCTGGCCGCGGCCGCGGGGCTCGGCTCGGTGGGCGATGCGCTGCGCTCGGTGCGCTCCGGCTTCGAGGGGGTCACCGAGTCTGCGGGCCGGGCCCTGTCCTCGGCGGCGCTCGGTGGTTTCGAGGCGACGCTGGAGCGGGTCGAGATCGGAACCGCGGACTACGCAGATCGAGCCCGCGAGCTGGTGGCGGTTCAGGGGCAGGTCTCGTCATCGGCCGAGAAGCAGGCGACGGCGACCGGAAAGGCGGCGGCGGCGACCGACGAGGCCGCGGCCGCAGCGAAGCGGGCGGCGGCCGAGTACCGGGCGGCAGAGGCGGCGCGGCGAGGGCAGATCGCCGTCGAGGGCCTCGCGTTGCAGGTCATCGAGGAGCAGGCCCGGCTAACCGGGACCGAGGCCGACAAGATCGCGGCGATCGACGCGAGGGCGCAGGCGGAGAAGGCCGCGGTCGACGAGCAGGTACGCGACCTCACCAAGCTCGGGCAGGGAGAGGAGGCGCGGCGGCTGGCCGATCAGCGGTACGCGCAGATCGCGATCGCCAAGGAGCAGGAGCTTCAGGGCGTCCAAGCCGAGACTGCGGCGCAGGCAGATCAAGCGCGGCAGAAGGCAAAGGCGGCGACGGCTGCGCTGGTTGCGGACGTCGTCGGCGTCACCTCGGCGGCGGCGCAGGCTGCCGCGGCGATCGGCGACCTCGCCGCGCAGCGGGCGCAGCGGCAGATCGAGGAGGTCCGCGCGGCCCGCGAGCGTCTCGGCGAGGACATCACCGAGGCCGAGGAGCGCCAACTGGAGAAGCGCGAGAAGGCGGCCGAGAAGGCGGCGCAGCGCGCGTTTCGGATCCAACAGGGCGCGGCAATCGCGACGGCGGCGGTGCAGGGCGCGCAGGCTGTGATCTCCGCGCTGGCGACGCTTGGGCCGATCGCGGGTCCGATCGCGGCCGGGCTCCTGAGCACGGCGATCGCGGCTCAGGTTGCGCTCATCGCGTCGGCGCCGCCCCCGAAGTTTGCGACCGGCGGCATCGTCGAGGCCCAGTCCTACGACGGGCGGCTGATCGAGGCCGAGCCCGGGGAAGGGGTCCTGACCCGTCGAGGGGTCCGCGCCGTCGGTGGTGAGGCCGGGGTCGCGGCGGCGAACCGCGGCGATGTCTCTGCCGGCGGGACCGGGCCGCTCGTCGTCGCCTTCCCGTCGATGGCGCGATACCTCGCGGTGGAGGCCGCGCGCCCGTCGGCCTTCGGGCGCGCCGTCCGCGGCCGCACCCCCGCGACGGGTCGGAGGTAGGATGGCGGCGATCACTCGGACCCAGTACCAGGCCCTCGTCGAGCCCTTCGGCTGGGCGGCTGACGCGTCGTCCTTCTGGTCGGCCGAGTCGACCTACGACGAGGCCGGTGTCGTCGCGGGACAGCCCGTCGCGGCGCAGGCCTCGGCGCTGGTGCTCCGGGCGACGGGCTCGCAGACGGGGACGGTGCAGGTCCGGGTCCAGACCGGCGGGCACGCGGGGCCCGGTCTCGGCGACTGCTCGCTGGTGCAGCGGCCGGGGACCTCGGGCGCCTACTACGGGTGGGAAGGCCCGGCGACGGTGTCCGGGATGGACGCGCTCAACTGGGCCACGACGAACAACGTGCAGACGAGCCACATCGCGGGGCTGCCCGGCGGCGGCCTGATCGCGGCGGGCTGCGGGGGCAGCACCCCGACCGACGGCGGCACCCTCTGGGCGTGGCACCGGCTGTCCGCTGCGACGACGTGGACGCGTGTCACGGTCTGGGATGCGACGGCGACCGGGCGCGCGGCCTATGCCCCGTGCGTCGTGGCGATCGACTCGCTGCGGGCGGTGCTGTTCGCCTTCGTGGCCTCGCCGACGACCGGTCTCGGCGCCGCGACGCGCTACTCGATCTCGTCGTGGGAGACCTCCGACGGCGGGGCGACGTGGACGCAGCGCGGCGAGGGCCTTGCGCCTGAGACCGACATGCGGCTCGGCGGTGCGACGACGAGCAGCGGCACCCCTGGGCGCTCTGTGCGGCGGCTCCGAGGGGCCTACCGGGCGGGGCAGATCCTCCTCGTCGCGCACCTTCGGAGCTTGCTCGTCGACGGTACCTACGATCGTCTCGACGTCCTGCGGCAGTGGGCGTCGGACGACCAGGGCCAGACGTTGACCTCGATCTCGACGGGTGACGGTCTGGCCTCGTCGGGCCGCGACGGCGGGTACCACGACATCGCCGTCCTCGGCGGGCAGTTCGTCGTCTTCCGGCTGCGCAGCAACGGGGTTCCCGCGCTCCAGCGTCTCGGCTCGGCGTTCGCGCCGCTGACCCAGGCGGACGGCTACGGGCTCGGCGCATTGGCCACGTTCGCCGACGACAACGTCACCACGGCAACCGCGAGCCACGGCGGGAACGCGGCCGACTACATCACCGACGGCGACACGGCCCTCGTCGCCGACGACTACGGCGGGGGCTGGCTGTTCGTCACGCAGGTCGCTGGAACCAACAGACCGACGACGGTCGCGTGGTCCGCCGACTACGGGCAATCGTGGGCGGGGTACGGGCGCAACCCGGCGAACACCGAGGTCTCGACGGACGCGGCGACGGTCGGGCGGGCGGTCGACACGGGCGACTCTCGGCTCTACCGGCTGAGCGCGGCCCCGTCCCTCGGGCGGATCGTGCTCCTGGCGCAACCCCTCGTCGACACCGCGACATCGACGCAGGACTCTCTCCTCGCAGCGTTCCTCGGCGGGTGGTCGACGTTGACGATGCCCCCGGTCGGCGACGCGGGCCGCACCCAGGACCGGGCCTGCTGGGATCAGACTTGGCTCCCGATCGAGCGGCCGGACGACGTGTCGGGCTGGACGACCACGGCGACGGGCACCTCGTCGTCGACGCTTAGCACGTCCACGGCGCCGTTCCTGACCCTCTCGACGACGGGGATCGGCTCGACGCACTTCTTCGCGCCGACGGCGTCGTTCCTGTCTCAGACGCACTTGATCGCCGAGTTCAGCGTCGGGTCGATCACCAACGGGGCCAGCGCGACGGCCCTCGTCGCGGTCGAGGCCCGCGTCACGAATGGGACCGTGACCCGGACCGTGCGCGTCCACCTCGACGCGACGGCCTACCGGCTGGTCGACACCAACGGCGGTACCAACCTCGGCGATGTAACGTCACTCGCGAACGAGGCCCGGCAGTACCGGCTGGCGCTCGACCGGGCATCCGGGCGGGTGCGAGTCTGGCACCGGACCTATCAGGGGCAGGCGGGCGCCGAGGTCCGCGCGTGGACGCTGGGCGCGTCGGGCACCGCGAGCGACTCGGGTGCAGCGACGAACAACACCCACGTCACCTGGGGGCACCTGGTCGCGCCCGCGCTGGCGACGACCGTCACCTCGGCCTGGGGCCCGGTCCAGCTCTCGCGCGGCCGGCTCGACGAGACGGCGGGCGCCTACGGCAACGCGGGCTCGACGCGGCTCTGGTCCGCGTCGCTTGCGCCCTCTACGGACGAGCTGTGGGGCCGGCCGGTCGGAGCGCCGGGGGCCCGGTCCTACGTCGGACTCGGCCTGTACCTGTCGGCGGTGGACGGCCCGGGTCGGCGCACCGAGACGTGGACCTGCTCGACGGCCTCGACGTACCCGGTGCAGCGCATCTTTCCGGGCAGCAACCGATCGCCGCGCCGGCAGTGGCGCAGCGCGACGGCGACGATCAAGCGGCTGGCAGTTCAGGTCCCGGGCGGCGTTGAGCGGGAGCTGCTCACCGGGTACCTCGCGGTCGTCGTGCGCGGGGCCAACTGGCGGACGGGGCTCATCGAGCGGCGCTCGGGCGGCGTCTGGTCGACGCTCGCGACGATCGACCTCGCGGCCGGCCGGACTTCGGTCGCGTTCCAGCGGTACGGCCGCTCGGTGGTGCCCAACGGGACCTCGATCGGGCTCCGCTTCGACGCGCAGGAGCTGGCCGGCTGGACGGTCGACTTCGGGTCGGGCGTGACCCGGGCGATGCGCGTGGCCAGCAACCGCGAGGGCGCGTGGACGAACACGGGCGGTGGCCCGCGGGTGGAGTTCGACGTGGTCTCGGATCCGACGGGCGTCCCGACGACGGGCAACTGCTCGCTGTGGAGCCCGTCCGGCGCGTGGATCATCCCGAGCCCGGGCCGGTGCGAGGGGCTGCGGCTGACGGTGGACGCCCAGACCACGGCGGATGGTGACATTCGGCTCGGGCAGGTGATCTTCGGCGCGGCGCACATCCTGCCCGTGCCGCCTAGCTGGGGGCAGTCGCAGCGGCTGGACCTCGGCTACGACGTCGAGATCTCTCGCTCGGGCGTCGCGCGGCTGGACCGGGCCGCGCCCCCGGCCCGGGCAGTCGACATCGCGTGGACCGACGGCGTCGACATGTCGGCCAGCTCGGATCCGGACTACCTCAACCCCGCGACCTCGGGCACGCCGATGTCGCCGGGGACCCTTCGGGGGCAGGTCCGCTCGCTGGAGGGCATTTTGCGGCGCGTCCAAGGGCTGCCCGTCGCGTACCTCCCGCGCGTCGATCCGGTCTCGGGCGTGCAGTTCTTGTCCCTGCGCGAGCAGATCGTGGTCGGGGCCCTGTCCCGCGAGGTCGGCCGCGATCACATCCTCGGCGACGAGCTGTCGGCTGAGCTGGTGCGCGTGCCGGTGCTGACGCTTCGGGAGGAGCTGTGATCGCGTCGTGGATCTGGACCCTGTCGGTGGACTGGTACGGCGGGCCCTATCTGCTCGCGTCGGCGGACCTTTCCGGGTACGAGACCGTGCTCGATGCGATCGCCTTTGAGGAGCGGCTCGACGTTCTGCCCGATGCGCCCTCAGACCAACAGGTCTCGGTGCGCTTCGACCTCGGAGACCGGCTGCGCACGCTGCTCGCCGCCGGCTGCGACCCGCGCACCATGACGGGCGTCCTGCGCCTGGTCCCGGTCGACGCCGAGGGCGAGGTGCTCGACGGGGCCCGGCTGGTCGCGCTGGGTCCGCTGCGGGGCCTGGTCTGGGGCAGCGTCGAGGCGCCGGGCGTCGTCGAGGCCTCGATCGGTGTCGGCGAGCAGGAGGAGACCCCGCTCCTGTCGCCGTCCGCTGTGATCTCGGCTGAGCTGTGGCCGACGGCGCCCGAGCAGGCGCACGGGGTCGCCTACCCGCTCGTCTTCGGTCGGCCGGGCGACGTCGTCGTCGACGACAATCGGCGGCGCCCCGGCAGCCCGGCGACGGTGATCACGACCTCGGGCGGCGGCAGTCCGATCCTCGCGCTGGTGGCCGGACATCCGGTCGACGCGAGCGACGTGGAGGTCTACAACGCGACGACCGACACTTGGACGTCGGGCGTGGACGTGGCCACGACGGCCGACCTCGCGCGGGAGTGGCGCGAGGCGCTGGCCGACTCGGGACTCGACTACGCCGTGGCCGAGCAGTTTCAGATCGGCGTTGAGGGCCGCTACGGGGCCGAGCTTGACGGCGCCCTCGGAGGCCTGTCGGTGATCGACGTTACCGGTCTGGCAGCCGTCGAAGACGAGCTGTTCGTCGCGTGGACGTCGGGCCGGGCCCTGTCCGGCATGGCGACGGCCGGGGACCTCCTGCGGTACCTCCTGCGCCGCTCGGGCTGGGCGGTGGACGCGGGCCGGACCGAGGCCGTCTGCCGGGCACTGGGACACGACGTCGCGGGCTACGTCGACGATCCTGGCGTCTCGGTGCAGTCCTACCTCCAAGACGTTGTCCTGCCGCTTCTCCCCGTCGCACTGGCCCGCGGCCCGGCGGGCGTCTACCCGGTGCTGCTCGCGCCCGAGGCCCTCGACGGGGCCCCGACCTTCGCGCTCGTTGAGGGCGAGGACTGCGAGGCGATCGGTGCGGTCGGCGCCGAGGACCTCGTCGGGCCCCGCGCGGTCCGGGTGTCCTTCGGGTGGGACGCGAGCAGGGAGCGGTACGAGGGGCAGGCGGCGACCGGGACCCTACCCGGTGCCCAGTACGGGCGGTCGACGACGCTGGGCTCGCGGCAGCTCGCCACGCGCGGGAGTGGCCCGGTCGAGGACATCGAGGGCATCATCCTGCGCGACGTGCAGACCGCCCAGCAGGTCGGAGTCGAGCAGCACCGGCTGCGGAACTTCTCGCCGCTGCAACGGTCCTACGGCTGCCCCGCCGATCGGATCCTTGAGCTGGGCGACGTGGGCCGGGTGACCGACGCGGCGGTCGGCTGGTCGTCCAGGCCGGTGCTGTGCATCGGCAGAGAGTGGGACGGGGCCCGCTGGCTCTACCGTCTCGCGGCGTGGTCTGTCCCGTGATAGCATCCCTTCGGAGGCTCCGATGGCCGATCTGAACCTGGCGGGCGTCGCTGCCCCGTGGACCTGCTCTTTCGTCCCCGGCGCTTCCGGCCGGCTGACCGTCGACCCGGTCCTCCACGGCGAGATCCACGTCTGGATCCCGAGCGGCATTACGATGGAGTACGGCGTGGCGGCCTCTGACCCGGGCGCCGCGGTGCTGCCGCTGCCCTCCGAGCAGTACGTCCGCGTCTGGGAGGCCCCGTCTGGCCTCTCGGCGCCCCTGTCGCGGTGCGAGCTGACGTTCGAGGAGTCGGGCGGCACCTCGGGCATCGTCTACGTTCGCGTGGTCGCCCGATGAAGCCCCGCCCGTCCAGTCTCTACTCGATGGGCGCGGCCGCGGGTGGCGGCGGTGGGAGCGGTCCTGACCTGACGGCGCCGATCCCGCCTGTACCGGTGTCGCTCGCGTCGGGCTCGACGTCGCTCGGGTCGACCTCGATCGGGTCGTGGTCGGCCTCTGTGACCGTCACGGCGACCGTCACGGCCTCCAGCGGGTCACCCCCGACGGCGACCGTCACCGGCTCCGGGGCGGGTCCCTACAGCGTGTCCATCGCGTCCGGCCTGGCCGATGGGGTGACCTACGCCGTCACTCTGACGGGCACCGGGGCGGATGGCCAGGTGGCGCGGGTCGGGCTCTCTGTGGCCGTCGGCACGGCTGTCCCTGCCCCGGCTTGGAACACGCTCGTAGAGTACGACCTCACGACCGTGGACACGGCGACGGCGGTCACGGCGACCGGCGGCGACGTGGCCCTTACCGTGGGCGGCGCGGCGTTCCTGACGCTCAAAACCATCTTCGGCTCCGGGACTGGCAGCCTGACCCCAACCAACGGCTCCGGCGTCATCTTCTCCGGGTCGGCGGGCGGCATCCGGGCGGCGTTCGTGAACATCGACTGGGCCACGCTCGGCGCGGTCCTGGACACGGAAACACTGGCAATCCTGATCGAATTTGGCTTCACGAGCATCATCTCAGGCGGCACCATCCTCGCCACTGCTGCGACGGTGAACGCCAACGTCAACGCAAACCACAACTTCGGCGGGCGATGGTCG